TAACAAATAAACTCGTAGCATTCGAACACCGTGCTGACGCCGTCCGTGTTAGTAAAAGTTTATTAACTTATAAACAGACGAGACATACATTTCCTAAAACGTCAAATAAGATATATATATTACCACGGAACGATATTACTGTTTTAGACATCGATAGTTCAATTGAAATAAAAGAACACGCTTTCGATAGTGTGTTTTTGGAAAAGATTCCACTCTATAATCTATCATTTGTGTATGTACGTCATATTTCTTTGTCCACTGACGAAGTGGTGTATAACTCGTTTGATACAACGGGATTCTTTCATATAAGTACGATGAACAGTCTTTTGTATGATTATTGAAACGTTCAAATTTAAACCGCATCAACACACCCTTTTACTAAGTCATATTTACACCGACGCGACGGGTTCGTGTGCTTGGCCCGTACTTTGCAGTAGGTTTTGGACAATTCGGAACACGGTTTAGGGGGTCTTCCGCGCGTTTTAGGGGCATCTGATCGAGGTTTGGGTGGAGGCGCCTCTTTCTTGGCTGCTTTCGAGGAGGTTGCTTTCGGTGGAGACGCTTCTTTCTTGGCGGCTTTCGTGGAGCTTGATTTGGGTGGAGTCGCCTCTTTCTTGGCGGCTTTCGAGGAGGTTGCTTTCGGTGGAGACGCTTCTTTCTTGGCGGCTTTCGGTGGAGACGCCTCTTTATTGGCGGCTTTCGAGGAGGATGCTTTGGGTGGAGTCGCCTCTTTCTTGGCTGCTTTCGAGGAGGTTGCTTTCGGTGGAGACGCCTCTTTATTGGCGGCTTTCGTGGAGCTTGCTTTGGGTGGAGTCGCCTCTTTCTTGGCTGCTTTCGAGGAGGTTGCTTTCGGTGGAGACGCTTCTTTATTGGCGGCTTTCGAGGAGGTTGCTTTGGGTGGAGACGCCTCTTTCTTGGCTTTCGAGGAGGATGCTTTGGGTGGAGACGCCTCTTTCTTGGCTTTCGAGGAGGATGCTTTGGGTGGAGACGCCTCTTTCTTGGCTTTCGAGGAGGAGGAGGAGCTTGCTTTCGGTGGAGTCTTTTTCTTTGGTGTAACGATTGAATCGCATAAGTTGGAGGGAATTTCATTATTCGAGTATAATTGGGAAAGTATATCTAACGCGTCGTTCATTTCTACAAATCGTTCGTGACACTCTTGTTTCTTCTCAGGGGGACATTTATCTGGATGATTTTTCAAAGACCATCTTCTAAACATAGATTTGTTTAGAACAGGCCCCCCTACCGCACGACACAATGTGTCTATCCGTTTCATCACATTCAAGTCGCCCATTTATTTAAAGAGAATATTTTATTAAAATATATATCGAGGAGTGTGAATGCATGGATTCATATGAGTGTAGTATCTGTTTGGAAGCGATAGACAACCACTGTCCTGTATTAGAATGTGGTCACGTATTTCATTTGGAATGTATCAATGAGTGGAAACGAATGAGTAAGAATTGTCCAAACTGTCGATATGCATTGACAACATTAATTCATCACAAACGCGCCAGTTCCGATGATGTATATAGAAACATGGATGTAATTTATGAGATAATAAAAGAGATATTTAAGAATTCTATATTAGAAACAAAGATTTGTTTGAATGGAGAATTTATAGTGTACGAAATCGAGATGGACGAATACTTGATTCTCATTCGATCCATAAATGTGCTTTATCGCGGGAAACTGTATTCAATATCAATACCAACATACAATGTGAAACGTGTTTGTTATTTATATTGTTTTTACACGAAGCTGAGTGACTATGTATTGCGAATAGTTATCCATACTGGACATGCATACATTATGCGATTTCAAATCTAGGCAACACATCACTCTTTTACGCTTGGACAGGCATCCATACAGAGATTCTTGAAATGTTTTTTAGTTTTTTTTATCATGTCCTTGCTTTTTGCGGCGAAAACGAAAACATCAATGAGAGAGTCACCCGCTTCGTGAAGGAAATCATAAGCCTTGCTCAAATCAACATCCGTAGGTGATAGTCTTGTAATAAGTTCTGTCAGTGTATTTATGGCAAGCTGTTTTTTTTCAAACCCTTTCAGATTTTTAAATTGCTGAACTAGTTTGATAATATGGGGTAAAACTCGAATTATACCGGAAACACTTAAAACATTTATATCGCGAACATCGGACATAACCTTGTCAACCGTGGAACCGATTTGATCCTCAACCATTTTTAATCTACTAATATATTTATTTTGAAATCGAAGTTAAAGCGTCATAGTTTTTCATCATATCGTAATACAATGGATCATCTGTATGATCCTGTTGATTTTCAATTGTCATAACACCGTCTTCATTGTTATCTATGATATCATACGAATTATTTGAGTTATAAATGGAGTGAATATATTGCTGTTGTTTGTACAGTATTTTGTCATTATAATTAGTTGCGTCTATGAGGTTGTTCATTTTTATTTCGCTGAGATGATCATTTTCTTCGACTTTGCGCAACGTTTGTTTGTTTTCATATACAAAATAAAAGAGTAAAATAATCAAAGTTATCAGAAAAATACAAATCAGAAATGTAATACTTTCGATATTCATTTTATTAATAGTAAGAAAGTTTAAAAAGTGATTAAACACCGTATTTATGAAATGTTTTATTAAGAATGAATAGGATCAACGGTGTAAAGATAAATCCCCATTTGGGTGAAGTTTCTGAGTATCCCATCCAATACATTACCTGTATGATAAAGACAATGATCACAACCATTAAATATAAATAGCTCCAATAATTCTTCAATAATATCTTGAAAAACGAAGTATTATCTACAGCATCTAAATATTGTTTATAGTTGTTTCTATCGACATAGTCTTTAGTTTGCACGGTTAGCTCTGGCTCAAAAACATCATTCGCACTGTGCCAATAATGTTTAACTAGTTTTGCTTTTTCCCTCTGTACCTCTGACAACTCTTGAATGAACGAAAATAGCGAGTTTATTATAACGATAAAGAAGTTCATCCAGTTTTTCCCAACAATTACAAAGAAACCGTCTGAAGCTGGTTTTATATCGAATGGTTCGATGGCTTTCATGCTACCCTCGTCGTACAGGTCATAATAATCGTCATCCTCATCATTTTCATATATCGAGTCTCTCAAATCTTCGACAGCCTTAACACGTTTTTTTTTGTCTGACAATACTTTGACCCCTTCAACTGTAGCTTCACCCACGGCAACTGCAGCATAAAGCGTTGCTTCATTTCGCTGTTGTTGAAGATATGTCGAAGATGAGCGGCTCATGGATCTTTATTATAATCTCATATAATTACATAACAATTTTCACTCTGTCATTCACGTGTTTGGAGTGTTTATCATACAGAGGAGCTTGTATATCTGTACGTGAGGAAAACTGCTTCACTTTATTCAACGGATCGTTTAAAGCGTATATGTTCAAAATCGAAGACAATTCACTCATATGCGAATCTATTTGTTGCGAAATTGGAAACAATGTGTTGGTTTCCATAATCTTAATGATTGCCGTGCGTTTGATTAAGTAACAATGTGTGAGCATGAAACGATTCACAGAATAGTACTTTCTAAACTCGATACACTCCGTGCACATGTATCCCAATAAAATGATATCCCAGTCTGATGGTACATTCCCAATTTCGTTCTTAATACTTTTATGTATTCGTGAAGGAATCTTCGCATCGTCCTCGAAAATCAACGAATATTCCATGTTTGTTTTCAGAATGTTTTCCCATAACTTTACGTGCGATAAATAACAACCTATCGCGCCTTTAGTCAATTGATAATGCTTTGTTCTAAAACCAGAATTGTCAAGCTGTTTCAATTCATTCTTCGCTAAATCGGTTAGAGGTACATTATTTACATTCAAGAGGGACCCATCTATTGCATTGAACCGGATCAATTGATGATTTTTGAGATCAGACGAAGTATAGTATTCCATGAATTTTTTGTAACGGTCTGGTCTTCTTTTCAAGTTAATCAGATAAATATTGAAATCGAGGTTTTTAGATTTCAAGTTGTACATCATACATATAATGATGGACAAAGTAAAAATTATGAACATAATATATTGTTTGTTGTACTGCATTTTTAATAATACACTATAATATTATTTTCTTTCCCAAATAATATACTTTCCTTATTTCTAGGACAATTCATTTTTATACAAGAGATAATGGATATTTAGCTCATCTGTTCTTCCAGGGCGTTGTGCGCGCCCGATAACTTGTTTTTCAATTTGACTATCAAACTTATGAAAGAGGATTAGATCTGTAGTATTTTCAAGATTTAACCCACTCCCATACGATTTACAATTCACTAATAACACATCAAGATTATCTTTATCAATAGATTCATTTTTAAACGCCATTATCTTATTATGAATACTGTTACCTTTCAAAAATGAGTATTTCAAACTCATTTTTCTCAATATGTCCTGGACTCTTGTAAATGTGTTGTCAAATTCTGAAAATATAACAATTTTCGACTGTTTTTCAGCATTATTTATAATCTTTTTCACAATAGTTTCTAACATTTCATATTTGTCGAGGAGTTTTTCACAATTCATTTTCAATTCTTTGGTGGTAACAATATATAGATCATCCGAGGTCATTGATTCTTTACACATCGGGCATCGTTGGCTCGGACCCATATTTAGCCATGTACATATACATTTGAAACAAAAAGAGTTGTTGCAGCAACTTGCGACGGTTTTCTGTTTCATATTTTCATAACAAATACAACATTGTTTGCTTTGTATAATTCGTTCTTCAAGTAATTGTAGTTTGTGAATCAATGTGTCTGCATTTTTCCGCAATACCGCTGATCGTTGGGTTCTGTCTTCTTCTCTCGGAAAAATCATTTCGGCAGTAGAATTGATCATGATTTTTAAGTTGGATAACTGTACATTCATCGATTCTTTAACCAAGGACACTATATGGGTCTGAGTACCCACTTTATTTTTGTTCAAATGGGATATGGCGGTCTCAACATCACCTGCATTGAGAGATTGAATAATGTTTGCATTCGTAACGCCTGATAGGATATTAATTTCGTTATTTTCGCAAATATGAATTGTTTTTTTTGGGTCCATCAATCTGAAGGATTCATCGACAAATGTGTCAGCACACTTAATAACCAGTTTGTTGATATACTTTATATTTTCGCTATTATAAAGGGTCTTGATTATTGAAAGGAACACATTCTTTATAAAACAATTGTTTTGAATACCTGTATATATCATTCGACCTCGTCCGAAAACATCATTCTGCGAATATGCTGGATACGGGTGCAAAACATTTTTGTATGTCGCTGTAACACACCAATTGAAGTAGGAAGGTATCTCTTTGGCACACTCAATTTTTACAGAATCAACTTCATCAAAAACGCATCGATTTAGATGAATTGAGTTTTCCAATACAAAATCAGCAAAATGTCGATAAAAACTATTCGATACGATGATTAAGTTATATTTGCTGTAATTATTTTTATAATCGGACAAAGACGCTTTCGTGGAAATCACAGTAAGCTTAAACTCGTCCGAAAATGTAGTCACGTATTCTTTCCATTGTTTTAATAATCCAAAGGAGCACACGATGACATTTGTGTTTAAATATTCTTTGTAGGTTTTGGGTCTGAATTTGAATAGAATTTGACCCATACCGACACTTTGAAATACATTTCTGCGCACCAGAGGTATAGGATTCGCCAGAAACAATCCCAATACCGAAAAGGATTTACCGCTCCCGACTTTGTCTCCAATTATACCAATGGTCGAATATAAATGATTCAGTCTGGATCCGTCATCGATTTTCAGTTCTCCATTTTCCAATTCAATACATTTCGCTATCAACGCGAGTTGATGGTCCTTCAATTGAATTTTGCTTTTTATATTCATCATTTCATCTTTCGATACTGCTACAATTTCATCGACGGGATAGGTATCGTGAATACCAACACATTCGTTCGGGTAGTTGGATAGATTCATGGTTTTATTAGTTATATGTTTATTAGTTATATGAACTGTAGTCTTAAGTATTTGTTAGTTATATGATCGTTTAAAGTATTTGTGAGCTATATCAACCGTGAAACACTTTATTGAGCCATCTTACCAATTGTTTTCAGTTTCGTACTCATCGTAATCATTGTAGAATATAAACCAACTGTCAGCATGTTCCAGGGAACGGTATTCGTTACGAATGAGATGGACAGCATGATCTCAGATAGTGCTCGAATCGCGCGTAATCCATCTTCTTTGTACAAGAAAAACTTCTTATTTGTCATTTTGTTGGCTATAATCCCTCCGTAAAATGAAATGAAAGCGGAGGAGATGATATAATCAGGCAACACATATTGAGTAAAAAAGTTATTGGATGATAAGTTCAATTTGAATTGAATGTCGGCAACGTACAGTAATCCTACAAACATAATCATAAAAATACCTTCTACGATTAGGGCCAAATAAATGAAATTGGCGAGCTTCGGTGGATTTTCATCATTCACAAGTACCTTTTCCATATAAACTTGGGACATGTAGTTTTTTGTAATAATCAACGATGTATAAAAGAAAATCATTCGCATCACTTTCATTCCGAAAAGTCCTGAATACATGGCACTCGATGTCATATTTATTTATACATAATAAATAAATATTATGAATGATGTAAGTTCTGATGTAAGTTCTGATGGTATATTTTCTAGATATTCCAAACAACTAATAGGAACACCTTCCAGTAATCGAAATGTCGTAATAGTAGTCATTTTAATCTATATAATTTCCTTAGTTTTTACAATTACGAAGGTTATACAGACCAAACGATACGAATTCAACCCAATCCAGATCTATTATTTGATCATAACACTGACGTGCCTATCGTATGCGCTGATTGCCTCCTATGTACCCTTTATATTGGGTAAAGTAAATCAAACCGAAATGATGTATCATAATGAGCTAAAATATATCATCTTGTTATACCTGTTTTTGATTACGCCTATATTTTTGAGATTGGCATACAAATTGTTTGGGAGAAAGAATCCAAAGAATAAAATTTTGAATTTGTTGATACATCCGGCATATTTTTTGATTTGGTTCATTGTAATATATATCATTCAGCATACAGATCTGTTCATGAGAATACCACGTATCGGATTTTTATTTGAGGCAATCAAACTAGATAATCTTTTTGATTTACGTTTTTTTGAGGTAAATGTGGTTGTCATTATATTAGTATTATTAGGGTATATCCTACTGTTATTTGTTTTCAAAATAACGAGTTCGCAAGCATTATCGATCCTGTGTAGAAATGAGTTGAATAGCAGTAATGGGCTTTCAAAGATTGATGAAAAGTGTTTTCAGACCTTGTCCATTGAAAAAATGTACATACCCTACTTCATTAGTTGTGGTTTCATGTTTTATAAATTTGTCTGGGTACCCTTCTCTTCATCTTGAACTCATCCCAGAATGAATATATAGAATAATATGTAACAATAATAAATATATACAATAATAAAAGATGAATGATACGCCTAAAAACATTGACAAAACATTGGAAAAGTACTTGTATATAACAGTTTTAATAGTGACAGTATTTTATGTGTATTACTTTTTAACAAAATTTGAGAGAACGATCAAAATTAAACAACTCTATCTTTTCGGTGAAAGACAAATAACGTCAAATATGGTTTCAGATTATGAAAACAAAATTTACAAAATAAATAACCAACCACTATTGTTAAATTTCGACTCTGCCGAAACATTGTCGAAGCTTTACGAAAAAAAAAGCTATAAGATCCACGGGTTTGGAATCCGCGTTCCTTTTTTAAGTTTGTATGAAAATATAACCCATGTTGAACTCTTAAATTGATAGGTTCTTATCACAATTTAATTCATCCGATAAGTAACCAAACTTTATCATTTTATCATATTCTGTACATGGTATTTCAACGCTATTGTATGGGTTGACAGCTGACACACATTGATCTTCTGTATTATACTCGCACACTCTTTTATTTTTGTCAAGTATGCATTCCTCCTTGCTCATGGTTTCGCACAATTCCAGAGGATCAACACAGTTAGTGGTAGCCAATTGACCACAACGCTTTTGAAGGCGACTCACACATACACCTTCCTCATCACAATCGTGTTTTTCATGAAAACAGCATTTGGTTAGAAGTTCTTTTTCTTCCATTACAATGTCGTTGTGTTCTCTAATATATAACATGGTCTTCACTGAAAAAAACGTAGTTACCATCAGTAATATAAATACAACAACTAATATGATAATCATTTATTAATAGAATGAATATAAAATATAAAAACAATGAATAATTAATATTGGATCGACTAGAACTTAGCATATTCGCAATCACTGTATCCCAAAACGTTCATTAAAGGTTTTGCAGAGGCTTTAGTCTGATTGTTCGGTTTAACTTGATTCTGTGCTAGAGGCATTTCCTTTTCTTCCGTAATTTCTTCAGACACAGTAGGCGGTGTTGGGGTGGGAGGCGGTGACGGAGTTTCTAAAGCATTCATGAGTTCTGGAACATTTTCTACTGAATTGTCCAAAATATTTGTGTCTTGAAGATCGTCACCAGAAAATCCAACAACCTCGTCGAGAAAGTTTTCACGAACACGTATTCCACCACCGCAGCTACACATAACAATGATAACAGATAGAAATACCACTGAAAGCATCAGAATGTAATTAGATTTCATTTTAATATATAAAACATAATTATTGGGTGTGACTAAAGAGAATAGGGTTTTCGCCCATTTTTAATCTGTTTTTGAGAATGGATTCTTTCGACACATTTGAACCCAAACAGGTCTCACTATACATTTTCTTGGACGTTATTAGTTTCGATAAACCACGAATCATGATTGCATTCTGTTCATCAAATTTTGTATTTGATTTAGATGCGAACACAAATTGATAAAAGTATAAAATGCTTATTAAATAAAACACAGATATGACTGAAAACTCGGTTTGTTTTTGTTTCACTTGAATAATACTGAAACATTGCGTTTTGGTTTTGTGAATGCTGAGCAGTTTGATTCGTTTTCTTTTGATGGTTACACAATAAGTTGTTTTTTCTAGAATGAAAGAGGTTGCAGGGCTAGTTTTCGATTCGAAGGGAATATTTTGAATTGATAGTAAATCTTCAATCTTTTGATTAAAATCAGAGTCAGACAATGTCATACAGCTAACGTATGCAAATTTACCTATAGTTTCATGTTTCCATATATCATGACCCAAAAAATAACGTATTGCTTTGATTCCGACAAAGGGGATGTTATTGTCTATTATTAATTTGACGATTTGAGCAATTATTACATTTAAATCTGAAAGCGTGGATGATTCGTACTTTAGCTTTGATTTGGGCACGGACAACTCTTTCGTGTTTTTTTCTAAGATGAGGATGCGTGTATAAATCTTATTCCAACGAAACATGGAAGATAGTGGCAAACAAAGTTCGATATATGCATTTGATTTGATTAAACTTAGAGGCGCGACGAGAAAGCCGTCGATCAATGTGCTTTTCTTTACCAACATTTTGTAGTCTTCTTCGCTGATATTTGTGAAATCAGCGATATCATTGAACTCCCAAGAAAGTTTGAATGTATTTTTATGAAATGCTTTTTTCAAAAGAATGTAATTGTATTTTTCTTTTGCTAATTGCTTCGCAAAATCCAAAGATATCTTTTGAGCATTTGAGATGTATCCATCGTAATCGGGAATATCACATACGGTGTAAAATTTTACTTTATCATCGAGGTACATGTTCATGGCGGTTCCACCATACAAAACAATTTTGTTCTTGATGAAGTTTTGTTTAGTCAATTCTAACACATCATGCATATACTTTTTCTTGTTGATTTTTGTTTTCTTTTCAAACTCGATGTACATCTCATCTAGATGAGATAAAATCTTATTTGATGAAGAATCAGTCATATTAACTTATTAAAATATATATATATCTAAAAACGCAAAATGATGGGAACAGAACTGGATACCGCCTATTTTGATAATAGTTTGGAATCGAGAACAGAAAATAGTGCTCTAAATAACAACAGTATATCACACAACACAATGAAATCAGAGACCAATACCTCTCAGAGTGATGGTTCAGAGCATCCTAAACTAATCACACAAGATTACATACGAGACTACAAACCAATCGAAAAATCACAATCTAGTGCTGTAGATGAATTGAAGAAGCAGTTAAAATATCAACAAGACTTGAACATGGTCTATCAAAAGGATGCTGCGAGTATATATGATCGGTTTCTCTCGAAGAAAAAAGATGTCATGAAATTATTGGCGATTTCCTTAACTGTGTTACTTGCTATCAGTACGAATTTTGTTATGTGTGATTTGATCAAAAAGTATTTGATGAACAACGACTTCAGTGATAACAAGGAAACGATCATCAAAATAATGTATCCTTTGAGTACCTTCATATTGTTGTGGTCCACTAAAGTGTTTAATAAATGATTGAGTTTAAACAGCCCTTCTCCTTAGACTTGTGTTGTCGCAATGAGAATTTGTTGAACAATTAGATTTGCTTGCTTGTCCATCACCGAGTTCCTTTTTTTTAATATGTTCTTCCAAATCACTGAGTTGTTTCTGTAGGTCTTTTATTGATTTTTGTAATATACTTGTGTCATTCATCTTTATTATTTTATAAGTATTAATTAATATTTGCAGAATGATCGAGCTATTTTTTGTAGGTACCTTAATATCTGCGTATAAATATAACGCGGTAATTAACAAGCAGTATGGTGAGGGGAAAGACGTTAAATTCGATAGGATGAACTATGCTATCGCGCATTTGCATAATATCATATGGACTATGCTAATTTTCGTGATCAGCATGTACATATTGATGACGACGTCGATGTTATTGAACTACTTCGAATATGAACACAACAATCATATTATTGACGACTTAATTAAAAGCCACATGTTCATGAAGAAGTTCTATGAACAGTTTTTCAATAACATAGTGAAAACCATATCGATTTCAACAGCCATTCATTTATTATTTGTATTTTTCTTGGGACTTGTCAGTAAATTTAAAAGCATCGAAACGAAAGAGAAGGCGAAATTTGAGTTCATACTGTCGACAATTGTGAGTTTCCTATCCATTGCACTAATCATAATATATGTAATATAATGTAATAATGTTCGCATTGACCTATTCTTTAATATACCTTTTTGTCATGCTCATCTATTTGATAGATTTACTCAAAATCGACATTTATCCGAAAGGACTAACTACATTTTATAAACGTGAGGTCAATACGAATTTAATGAGCGATATAGTCGTGCACCCGTTTTACATAATGGTAAAAGGCTGGACTAATCAGATGTCAAACGCTGAAAGGGTTTTAAGAGATTATTTTGATGTGGATTCAGTAATCGGGTTTTACTTGTTTGTGCTGTTTAAATTCATACTAATGACTTGGACCTTCTTGTTTATATATGGAATTTTGCAGATAGTGGTCGATCTAGGTACTGATGAATCTATGATTAATTTTCGAACGAAGGGTGTTGGAAAATACATGACTTTGATCATGTGTGTTTGTACATTTGTGGGTTGGTTTTTCTTAACATCTATTGTAAATCTAATATTCAAGAAATCGAACCAAGGAGATAAAACATCTGAAGGTTTTATGGCTGTGTGTGCAGTCCTCTGTATGTTGGTTGTTATTTTATGCATAATATACTTTCTAATCGTGTTAAAAAAAGATGATACATCTATTCAATCAGATAATCCAGAAATCATAATGTTTGCCGCCATAAAAGTATTTAGACTTGAAAAATTGTTTGAAATCATTTTAATGCACACGCTCTTGTGCCTGTTTTTCGTTGTAATCATTGCAATTCGATACTTATTCTTCCGATCAAAAACTATCGATGGTGAAACAAAAACAAAAAAGAAACTGTTAGTCATTGCCTTGTGCATGAACGTAATTGTGTTCGCTTTCGTCAAACTGCATCAGAATAATGTCATAACCCAATTACCACCCAAACTATTATAAGTATTGAAATGTATAGGAATCGAATCGTTTACACATTTACAAAAAGTTATGATGATTGTTGTGTAGTTATTAGAAGTGTGATCGAAAACCAACTGATGATTAACATGTTAAGAGTCAGATTCGAATTATTTACGTAGGCCCATTTGAATTTTAGGGCATTCGCAAATACAATGGTTGTGAATACATTCACGAGTACCCCGACCACGAGGTTAATTCTTTTTTCATTATCTTTCGTGATCACGTTATTTGCCACCAATTTGGATATAATGTATTTGAAAGTAATGTTGTTTATGATACTAACTAAAAACACTGCAATAGCAAATTTATAGAAGATATTGATTTTAAATGTGGAGGCAAGTCTATCAAGAAAAGAATTCCATTTCAAGTTTTGCAATTTATGATCCACACAAAATTGCTCTTGAATGAACAGCACATCTGCTAGAAATGTCAATAAAGGTGCAATGAAATATTCTACGCCGAACAAAAAATAATTGGAATGCACGACTGCTCTATTCTTTATGAAAATGGTTACAAACGATACAATGGAGTTAATAAAGATGGTTTTGATTGTCAATTGTTTGCTCATAATAAATTTATGAATTTTATTGTACATGGTTTCCTATTTACATATATAGATATAAACAATACTCTACGAAAATTCTCATTCTTCTTCCGAAAAGGAGAAGGCTGGTAATATTTTCGAGTTTGTCGAATCTTCCAAGAGCGTTCCAAGTAACGATGTTTGGCTAGTTTGGTCAGCTACATCACATGTAGCGGAATAACAAACTGGTGTATATTTTTGTGGCACAGACCACGATTGATCTTTTAACAAAGTCAAGTCTTTATTCACGTTCTTATAATCTTTGCTCAGTTCGCAATGATACTTAAGCTGTTCTAAATTGCGTTTTGCAACTTTGTCTGATAATAGGTGTTTATTTTTACTTGATGGAAGGGTTTCGCATTCGCTGTCGCGTTTCAGTTTTTTATGTTCATTCAAGATAAGTTTGACGCCCGAATCAGATAACTGGTCTGTGGTAGGTCTTTTAATATCCATTGAAAGACATTCTGAAATCGTGATCTTTGTATCATCTTCCGTATCCATATTTTTTTTCGAGATTTCGGTATTTGCCTCTTCATTCACGAATTCTTCGATAACAACATTAGGGTCTGCTTTATGTTTCTTTGTGTCAATGACTTCTAATGAAGGTATTTCTTCGAGTAGGGTTTCTTTATTTTTAAAGATTTCAATATATTCAGGTGTTTTTTTAACATAACTTATGAATGATTTTTCGTCTTTGTTTAATTTGTTGTATTTCGAGAAAAGGAAATCCATAAATTCTGTGTTAAAAGAATGTTGTGGGATATTTGTTTCAACCATAAGATCGAAATTCTTTCTATCTTCGCTCGCCGGACTTGTATTTGCTGGAGCAAGATGACTCGTATCTTCGTTATCATTTAGTCGCTCATATTCTTCTGACGCTTGTAAGCTCTTTACAACGTCTTCAATCGTAATGCGTTCGTTTTTTATATCATTGAAGTGTTTATTCAATTCGTACTGTTCGGGGTCTCTGCTCAGTAATAACTGATACGAATCGATAATTTCGAAATAGATGCTTTTGTCAGCTGGGGAAATGTGAAAAAGCTCATCTTGATCTTCGAATGTTTCAAGAATTCGTTTGTTCATGAACTTTGTATTGAGTTTGCAAAAAAGGATTAGAATGCCCATGAATAAAATGACATACACAATAGGTAATAGGTAATAATTCATATTTATATGATATCATATTTATTATGTGATAAACTTGGTGTTAATTCCCATACTTTGGATTTCCTGGAAAAGTAGTTTGCTTGCAAATGGAATTCGGATTTCTGAAAAGTTCGTTTTGTTACTACACACATGACAAATGTAGATGTCGTTGGTGGGATTCACGTTTGCAATATTACCACATCGTTTGCATACGAACGACCTGTAGTTATCAGAACATTCTACAAATCGTTCTTTAAGAAACTGGGACGTTCCGTGAGCCCAATTACATTCAACCTCCATTTCGCCCAATCGGAGACCACCGTCCCGTGCTCGCCCTTCTGCTGGCTGTCTTGTTAATAAAACAACGGGTCCATTGCTGTTTCTAGAATGAATCTTATCACACACCATATGTTTGAGTCGTTGATAATAAGTAGGTCCTATGAATATCGATGTTTTAATCTGTTCGCCGGTACGACTGTTATACATGAGTTCATTTCCGTGTGGCTCCATACCACACTGGTCACGTAATACGTCGCTAATATTTTCGACGGACATGTTTGTAAATGGTGTCGCATTACCGATGGTTCCGAGGTTAATACACGCCTTTCCCATGAGTGTTTCGATCAGTTGAGCAATCGTCATACGACTAGGAATCGCATGTGGATTGATAATAATATCAGGAACTATCCCATTTTTTGTATATGGCATGTCTTCTTGACTATACATGATACCAATACTACCTTTTTGTGCGTGATTACTACTCACTTTATCTCCAATGGTAGGCTCTCTGAAGTTACGTATTTTAATTTTACAAAAGTTGTATCCGTCTGAACTCGAATTTTTGAAATAGGCATCTTCAGCACAACTCATATCAATGTATCCATTTTCGTTGGTTTTCATTACCACTGAATTGTCACGATGTGATAGTTCAGTAGATGTTTTGCGTGGCATGCATTTTCCAACAATAACGTCGCCCGTTGTTACGTATCTATTTTCCGCAACGAAGCCATCGTCGTTTAATTTACTATAATTCTGTGGTTTATTTTTGAAAGTTCCCATGTTACTGGGATTGCAAAACACTTCTTCCTCTCCTGACGAAAGGTTTTTGTTACATTGCTCCTTAACAGTTCGATAAAAGGTCGAAGTGAATAGTCCCCTTTGAACAGAAGACTTGTTCAAGATAACAGAATCTTCTTGATTGTATCCAGTAAAAGTAGCAATCGCCACAATTACATTGGTTCCACACGGCATTTTACTCAAATTCAATTCGTCGGATAGATTCGTTTTTACGATTGGTTTTTGTGGATAATTTAGAACATGTGATAACGTGTCCAATCGATTCTTAAAACTGGTTGCATAGATTCCAATCGCTTGTTTTCCCATCGCCGCTTGATAGGTGTTTCTGGGAGCCTGGTTGTGATTCGAAAATGGAATATTACTTGCTAAAACCCCTAGAATCAAGGACGGATGAATTTCGAGATGCGTGTATCTCATATGTGTGTTTGTGCGTAGTGATTTATAAACGGGTGCAATGAGCAGCGAGTTGCTCTCCTCTACGTCAATATACTCGATTACCGTCGTTTGCTTTTTTTCAATGTCAAGACTGTTAATTGTTTGATGACACACTAGATTCTTCCAGGATATGTCTTTGTTTTTGATATCTACAATAGTTTTCTTCTTCAAGACCAATTCATTGTTTTTTGATACAATATAAACAGGTCGGATCAGACGTCCTGCTTCAGTTGAAATATTGATGTTGTTCTTTGTAATATCAAACGCAATACTTGTATAAATGTTGATTTTACCCATATACTTGTACTGTTTGAGTTCCGAGTACAACTTGTACGGTTCCAAGTGAATACCCACGATATCTCCATTCACGAAAACCCATGTATGAAGATTCAGTAAATGAATGTTGTCTTTTGTAATATCAACAATACCCAATTCATTGATGTGTTCCCGCACGCATCTAGAATCCGAGCTCGTAGTAATTGTACCGGCGATTGCAATGTTCTTAACCAACCCGACACTACTTCCTTCAGGAGTTTCAGAAGGACATATCATGCCCCATTGAGTATTGTGTAGTTTTCTGGGTTGAATCAGTTTTCCAGATTTTTCCATAGGGGTATTGATTCTACGCAGATGGGACAATGTAGCATTATATGTCAGTCGATTTAGAACTTGTGCAACACCCTGTTTTATATTCGTATTCTTGATACCCCAATTACCTGTTGCTAATCCATATTTCAGCCCTGATTCGATTGTCGAAGGTTTGATAATCTTGTAAATATTCGTCTTATTCACCAAATTTGATAGATCGTTTGTCACCTTCCAACTACCACTGTTCAGCTCTTTGTATATCATATTTTTAATGTCTTTGACAACCTTACCGTAATACTGTCTGAACAAATTCGCCAACATGATTCCAGGTGTATCAACACGTTTGTTGAGGTAACTATCGCGGTCATCCATCGGTTTTTTCCCAATGAAACATTTGATTAGTTTATTCACCATGAAGCCCAAATAGATTGCCTTTTTGTTCAGGTTTTTTCCAACATGCGGAAGAAAGTCAATTGCAAGGATTTCACGAATAATGTTGATTCTTTTCGATTTATTCTGCATGATTTCTTTCGGATATCCGCTGATATTGAGAAACTTGTTGAGGTATTCGTAAGCATTTGATGTAGTAACAATTGTATTTGCCTCTTCCGCACTACCTTTCAAGTGTTCCATGATACTCGAATTATCTGGATTATCGATATCGAATACACAATGCTTTATAATATCTTTGTCTGTTTCCACACCTAATGCGCGAAACAAAACGAAGATAGGTATATCAACACGAATGTGATGAATGGTTACACGAATGTATCTACCCATTTGTGTGGCCTTGGCAGATAATTTGATAGACGTCAATTTCGGGGGACCGAAAATATTATCAGGGACTGAACGAATTTCAGCAACGTGCGAATATTGGGTTAATTTGTTGTCAAGAAACACATATGTTTTGTTTTCAGCAATACGGTCATGACTGATTACAACTTTTTCGTTTCCGTTGATGATAAAGTATCCACCGTAATCGTATTTGCATTCCAATGAGTTAATCTTAAAATATGGATCGCTCATAATGCAATAATTTGAACCAATCATAATTGGAATCTTTCCAATATTTACGTTTGTAATTTTCTTATTGAACGACACAATATTGTTTGTATCGTCGATATACTTTGTCGAAACATTTACATCAACATACAAATTTGACGAATAGCTAAAATTGCGTTGTCTCGCATCATTAGGTGTCATCACCTTGTTGCTCCCGTCTTTTTCATAAATTAGAGGTCTCGTGATAATTGGATTCGAAATGTTGATAAATACATTATATTTGAATTCTTCGATTTCAGGAATGTATTTATGCTGAATGTTCAAATCATTGAAACCATCAATCGTTTGCTGTATTTTATTCAATACAAAATCATTATACGATTCAATTTGATGAGACACTAGACACGATTTTCCACATTCCTCAAAATAGTTATGTATCACATCCCACGTGTATTTTTCAAACTCGTCGTCTGTGAAATCTTCAGTGTGTGCGACCATATTCCACTAGTATGAAAGATATATACATTTAAGCATTAGATCAATTTTTAAATAAATACACCAAGCGGAAATAGTTTATCATGATTTATGACGAATATTTGGATCATTGTGAAAAATACAAAGGATTGTACAAGGATGTTGAAACACTGGTGTTGATGGAAGTGGGTGGTTTTTTTGAGATGTACGGAGTGAATAACGAGGAAGAGAAAAGTGGTGCAGACATGAATAGGGTGAGTTGTTTGTTGAATATGACAGTCACGAAAAAGAATAAGAACATTTCTGAAAATTCACGCAACAATCCTTTGATGACGGGATTTCCTAGCCATTCGTTAAAAAAGTTTCTAGACATTTTAATCTCCAATAATTTCACAGTTATTTTGGTAGAGCAATTCAGTACTGGGAAAGGAAACACCTTTGAACGAAAAGCAACTAAAATTTACAGCCCATCAACATACACCGATAATATAACGACGTACGCCGAAAACATGTTAATGATTGTTTATTTAGAAAAACTAGAAACATTCCATGAAACCGAGTCCAAGTACGTCATTGCATATACGGTCGTCGATATATCTACCGGAAAGTGTATCAGTAATGAAATTTTCATACCGTGTGATTTACTTGAAAACGAACTCATTCGACTCAATATTCAGTACAACCCCAAAGAAATTGTATATATTTCGTCATCAGCTTACGATATCCCCTATCCAAAGCATGCGATGATACATAACAAAATTGGGAAACTTGAAAAAGAATACACCAATTTAAGCTATCAAACCGAGATTCTTAAAAAGCTTTTTCCGACCACAGGACTGTTGTCACCTGTTGAGTTTGTAAATATGGAATCAAAACCGTTCGAGTTGATTAGTTATGTATATATGATTCAATTCGTCTATCAACACAATGAAAAATGGTTGGAAAGATTAAATAAACCGGAATGTGTATCGGAAGACGGTGAAATGATTTTACATGGAGATACGGTTCATCAACTGAATATTTCTGGTAATAAAAGGTCACTCGTTGAACTGATCAACAATTGCGTTTCGAACATCGGTAAGCGATTTTTTAAAAATAAAATTCTCAATCCGATCACAAATGTCACTACGTTAAATCTTGAATACGAAAAGATTGACTATTATATTTCAAACGACAAATACATATACATTCGTGAGAAGCTTAAAGCGATTTGCGACATTGAACGCATCATGCATAAAGAGTTTATTTCGCCATCCCAATTAATGTCTATATTCAATTCTGTCAAAATTGTACAAGAAATAATTGAGCATCTAACTTTGACTGATGTTGATTACTTGACAAGTGGTGATTATGATGGAATCGGACTGTTTTTAACGGATATAGATGAACAATTTGAACATGCTCTTTCTGCACAAATGATGACCAATCATATCACCGAAAACATTTTCAAAACATGTAAAGATCCAAATGTAGTGACAGTCAAAACAAAACTTGATACATTGGACTTTTATTTTGAACACGAATATTCGAAGATAAAAGAATACGCGAAATTGGAAAAGACTGACAAAGACGGTTATGTATTCACCACTACACACAAACGCTATAAAGAACTCCATAACATGGACGAGCGATATCAAACCATTACGCACACGAAGAATCAGGTCAAACTATATCACGTTGATTTAGCAAAAAACAATGAGTCATATATTTCAAAACGTTCTGAATACATTCAGTTGTTAAACACATACTACAAAGATATGTTATCGTCTATCTTTGATAAACATAAATGCGTCATTCAAAAATGTATCTATTGCATCGAACGCATCGATTTTCAGACGACGAATGCATTCAATGCTGTAAAGTACAAATACACGAAACCGATCATCGATGGTTCTGTTTCAACAATAAATGCAAATCAAATACGGCATCCAATTATTGAAAGAATTCAGGATAGTGTTTTGTATGTCCCAAATGACCTTAAGTTCGATCAGAAATGTAATGGAAAACTTGTATTTGGGATTAATTCGTCTGGCAAAAGTAGTTTGATGAAGTCACTTGGTTTAACGTTGTTAATGGCGCAGTCTGGTATGTACGTGCCAGCAGACCGCTTCGTTTATTATCCATATACCGCCGTATTCACTCGCATTTCATCTTCTGACAATCTATATAAATCTCAATCCACATTTACAAATGAAATGTTAGAACTTCGGAATATCCTGAATTTTTCGAACGAACGTAGCTTAATATTAGGTGACGAATTGTGTTCGGGTACGGAATCCGCGTCAGCTGTATCCCTAGTCGCGTCAGGTATATTAAACATGATAAAAAACAAATCAACATTCATTCTCGCATCGCATCTTCACGAATTGACAAATATTGAATCAATTAACAAAAACCAAAACATGAGAATCCATCACCTAAGTGTTCGATATGATGACAAGACAAACGTGATTTACTACGAAAGAATTCTCAAAGATGGTGCGAGTGATACTCTTTATGGTCTCGAGGTGTGTAAATCGTTGGATATGCCGAGAGACTTTTTACTGACCGCGAATATGATTCGTCACGAGGTACTGGAAATGAATACAAATTTTGTTACGAACAAAAAGTCGAAATACAACGCTAAAGTATTTGAAGACGTGTGTAAAGTCTGCTCGCAAAAAGCTTCGGAGGTCCATCACATTAAGCATCAGAAAAATTCGGATGAAAAAGGTATGAATGGGACGCAGAAAAAAAACGTAAAACATAATTTGGTTGCATTATGTTCGAAATGCCATCACAAAACGCATCGTGGGAAATTAGACATATCAGGTTACGTTGCAACAAGTGAAGGTATACAATTAAATTATACGTTTAATGATTAAGGAATGACCACGCGTTCATAAAATAGCAAAAAGAAATACTCGTAATGACACAATGGTTTTGATACATCTGATTGTAATTTGTGTTGTAGATCTGCGACGTGATTGATTGAAAAATGAATTACACTTTCATTTTTGGCATACATTTTGCAGATAACATGAAGTAATCTTTTACAAATATGAGTATGCTTTACATTAAATGTTTGTAATTTGTAAATGGTGTCTCTCACAAGCTGCAAATAGAGTACAAGCGATTTCTGTTTATGAATTGTTTTTAAAATACTTTTAAACTCGACATCCACGTCGTTTGCAATTGGTTTGTTTGAATTAACATTCATGTTCAATAATACTTGACATATCGATTCTGTATTCGACTGTATTCTTTGCTGTTGTCTCACACTCGCATCAATGTGATTGAGTTCGCAAAACTTTTTCAACTCGAGTTGTGTGATAGCTGGTAATCGTATCGTTGTCATTCTACTTAGAAGAAAATCGTTTTTAATTTCTTTTTGTCCTGTGACGATAAAGTATGCATGATTTTTATCGATCGATGACGCGATCAGTGAAAAGATTGATTTCGTGTGATATGTGCATTCAATGTTTTCAAGAATGAAAAGCTTATGGTCTCCGAACATCGGTTTTTTAGAAACCAACTCCTTCAGGTATTCGATGAATGCATTATGGTTATTGATACTAGATATATCAATTTTGACGATATCTTTATAAATATGATAGGTATTCTCTTTAATAACGAATTCATTCTTGTCCATGCACATTTTCAGAGTGTTTTGACAAAAATGATGAATGTATGATTTGAGAATGAATCTGTCAACGGACTTGATGTGAATGTTTGTCCATACATCCGTGATATCCGGATACGACGTATATGTTTTGAAATTATTCGCGAATTCGTTTAAATAAACGTTAGATTTAGAATACATAATTTGAATGAATGACTATACCTGTAATGAAATTTTGAATTTAAATAGTAATTCGTCGTTAAAAGATGCCAGAAGCAATTATCTAAAACTGTGCCTTAAATATCATCCAGACAAAAATGGAGGTCGTTCGGAAGAGTTCGTTCGGGTGAATGAAGCCTACAAATATTACATTGATAATCAGAACAAATACAGGATCATTTCGTTAAAAGACTGTATGACTACCATTCAATGTTATTTTCTTTATCTGGGATACTTTTTAAGAACCGATGACATAGTGTTGCGATTGAAGATTGATATAGAAGATATCTATAATTCTATCACGAAAAAGATTGTTTATTCGAGATTAGGTATGGGTTTTCAGATCGAAAAGAAAACTTTATATCTGGAACTTTCGGATTTTCAGTACGAATACACCCTTGAGAACTATGGAGATTTTAACTGTGGTTTGAAACAATACAATAATTTAATCATCAAAGTTGAGGTAAAGTATCCGGATGGTATGGATATTCATTTGAACGATACGTTATCAATGTGTGATTTGCACTATAGTATGAGCATAAATATTTATGAATATTATTATGGTATAAAATCCGATTTGCAGTATTTTAACGATGAAAGCATTAAAACCCGAGGATATATTCCCCACCTGAGTGGTGATATTTTAGAGGTTGATGATCAAGGGTTAATCAATTCAGAGAATAAACGGGATAAGCTCTACGTATTCTTTAAAGTTGATATGAAAAAACACAATTTGACAGAGGAAACAAATGATATGGTCGAAATTCTGTTTGGGGGATGTTAGGTGATAATTAACTGGAGATATAATATATTAGGTAATTAATTAATATAGTATGAGTAATATATCCGAGATTGAACAGCATGATGAAACGAACAACGTAGTAAATCAAGTTACTGAGTATTTAAGCGATTTGAATACCATTAAAGACAAAATACGTTTGTTGAATAGTGAGTTCAAAAGTATTTTAACGATTGGAAAAAAACTAGAAAAAGACTTTTGTAAATTACAAAAAACTGTGATGAAAAAAAACAAACCGAAAGAATACAGTAAGCAGCGTGTTACGACCGGCTTTTCCCATCCATCACCTTTGAGTGAAACTATGTACGAGTTTATGAACATTCCTAAAGATACTCTTGTTCCCAGAAAAGATGTAACGCAGTTCATAAATAATTACATTGATGAGAATCAGTTGCGTGATACAGAGTCGAGAGAAATAATCATACCCGATGTTAAATTACGTAACTTACTCGGTTCGTCACAAGAAGACGTCATCACCTATTTCAACCTACAAAATTATATCAAACATCATTTTAGAAAATGATATACATTATCAATTTACTTAAACTTTAATTAAATTATAACTTGTAATAAATAACAGTTTCATTCAAATGATGTCAAATTCAGAGAGTATTCAATATCAAATCATGGATGCGTTCAAACAACATACATCTAAATTCAAGTTAGGTAGTAAATCGCGGGACACGATATATCATTTGGTAGATACGAGTTTGAAATGTTCGGGCTCAACATATGCATTGGCTAACTTGATATACTTTTTATATAATGAAAAATATGTTGTATCTAGACTAAAAACAAAAAGTTGGTATTTTCATGACGGAATTCGATGGATATCATCGGAAGTAGGGCCTTATTATGAGTTATCCACTGAGATCGTATCAATCTATGAGTGTTTTAAGACAAGCATTCTTTATGTACTCGACGAATACATGTGTTCAGACGCTTATGACGAAAATAATGACAGTGTAAAAAATTTGTTTATGGAAAAAAGTAATAAATGTGACAGAATCATTGAGAAATTGAAAAATGTGAATAGTAAGGAGAATATTTGTAAAGAATGTGTATATATGTTTTATGACCCCAACTTCATGTCCAAAATCGACAGAAACCCATATCTCGTTTGTTTTCATAACGGGGTTCTTGACTTGCAAGGAAATAAATTTCGTAAAGGAGAACCATCTGACATGATCACAATAATGATCGATATGGATTTTAAATTTCCACTTTATATGCGAAAAGATTCGGCAGACAAGACGCAAATAAACACATTGATTGAACAATTTCAGACATATCGTAAGAACATAAACGAACAGAGACATATCAAGATTAAAACACTGTTTTCAAAAGATAAATAAAAATAAAATATTTCCAAAAAAAAAATTGAAATTTGACTTAAAGGAAAAACATCATAAAGATATATCATCTAATAACGAGATGGCAACAACGATCCTCAAACCTTCTGAATTCGATATCAAGAACCTAACCTACGGTGACGTTATTGAGCGGAAGAATGGTAGTAAGGTGTGCTATCCTCTATACAACAAGAAACCACTTTACTTTCAGACACCCCAGATGTACGCACCCTTTGGAATTAGTACATTCAATAACGATGGTGGAAAACCCGAAGATTATTCAATGAATCTTTCCTTTCAAGGAATGAACGAACGTAAGTCTGTAAAATCGTTTTATGATATGCTTGAACAGATTGATAAGGCAAATATCGAGGAAGGATTTAAGAACTGTTCTTCGTGGTTGAACAAGAAGAAAGTAAATAGCACGGATGTTGTTGAGGCTCTATATACACCAATCATCCGCGAGGCTACTTCGGACAAGTATTCGGCCACCGTTAAGATGAAGCTTCCCTATTATGACGATATGTTCAAGACTCAATTCTATGATAAGACTGGAGAAGTTATGAACATCAAAAACTATCTGAATGGTCAGACTAAAGGTTCGAAATGCAAAGCTGTCATCATGTGTGCTGGAATTTGGCTCATCGGTGGAAAATTCGGGTGCACCTGGCAATGCGTTCAGATGGAATGCGTGATGCCTGAAAAGCTTTCCGGATATGTGATCAAGAACATCGAAGAGGATAATATTGACAATGACGACATTCCTGAAGATGTTGATGGAGAAGACACTGATACGATCACGAAGGATATTGGTAAAATCGACATCAAATCTAAAGAAGAAGATAGTGGTGAAAACATCGATAGCGATGATCCGGAGTCCGATGATGACGACGACGACGATGATGGGGATGAACCTGTACCAGTGATTGTGAAAAAGAAGTCGAAGAAATAGATTATAATATTAAGCAAATTATATAAGCATACAAATTAAATCAACTAAATATATATTCATTTTAAATCATAAAATCATAAATCATGTATAATTTTTTTTTATAAGTTAAATAAACCAATGCAAAGGGCTCAAGTAGATATCAATGAATTATTGCGAATTATCTTCTTGAGCAACAATCAAAGTGAAATTATCTTAGAAGCGTCACTGTTAAAAACGAACAAAGATATTTTCTATTTTTGCTTGGAGTTATTTAATAATGGTATCGTACTACTTTTTGGAGAGAACGGACGATGTACGATGAACAAAATATCTATTGATAACCTTTATGAAATTCGAAAAAAGTTATTGATAGCTCATATAAGTACAAAGATAATTTGTTATGATAAAGACACTGCTTTGCTAATAGATTTAATTACGTCGAATGATAATTCGAAGACGGTCATTGAATCCAGTTTGAAAAAGATATATGCAATCGACAATAACGCGAATATGGATCAATTCACGGTTCATATGTTAATTGATGAATCGTATGTTGAAATTTCTTTTGCAATCGAATAATGATATTTAATATTTTAGATGTTGTTAATATCATTGAACTTTAAATCACGAATTGTTTCAATTAGCTCGTCTTTGGATCCAACGAATATCGAGTCTTTAAAGCAGATGGGGTAACTCTTCACAGTTTTTTCTTTTTTTTTTACGAGTTCCACAAGTTCAACTCCATACTCCATCTCATTCACATCAATTTTGTGAAAATCAATATTATTCGTTTGTAAATACGTACTTAACTCAACACACCACTTGCAGTTTGGTTTGGATAAAAATACAATAGACTTCGTAGATAGAATCCGTTCATACTCGTTGGGGTCCATTCGATCTATTTTATATTCCTTGTTAAACTTAAATCCTTAAGTATGAAAATCGGAATATTGATTAAGAAGGTAGATCATATATTTACGAACGGATGTGTGCAACAATCCTTTTTTATTCTTAATATTCTACGGAATTGTGCGTTCGACGTTGAATTAATAAGTAAAGACGAAACGTATTCTCAATACGAGTTATCTGATGAAAAGATTACACATATTAGTGATTCTTTTGATTTTTCAAATTTTAATGTCATTGTACTTGGTTCTGGTATGTTACATACGACCGACACAACACTCGTCGCAAATATAAAGACACACCATGTAAAAGTTATTCATTTGGTATGCGGTAATTACTATTACTTGTTCCAGGAAGATTTCGTATTTAATGTACATGCAGAAATGCAACAGATCATGAACGTATATCACGATGAGATATGGGTTTTAGAAATGTATGCATCACAAAAATCATTCTTGGAGCTGATATTTGATGTTCCGGTAACGATAATGCCTTATGTCTGGACCCCTTATTTTATAAATTCGTTCATTACAATGAAAGATCTTCCCTTACTAGATTTTGAATGTAGAAAACCCATGAATCGCGAAAAGATTAACATTTGTATATTCGAACCAAACGTTAGCATTCACAAAAATAGTTTTATTCCATTACACATTGCGAATAGATATTATGAACTATATGGTGAAAGATTACATCGCGTTTATCTCTTTTGTTCCAAAGATGAAATGAGACATGGGACTAGATCATTATCAATATGTAAAGATAACAAAATTGAATTTCTCGGGAAACATATTATGCTTGAAATGGTAGATCTTATCATGAAGAACAATGATTACATCAATGTTGTAGTATCCCATAACATCAATAACAATCTTAACTTTATTCATCTAGAATTCTTACACCTCGGAATTCCGTGTATACACAATTCGGAACCGTTTGCTACGAATCAACTATACTATTCGGACGAAATGAATGCAATATCGCTTATTGAAAAAACCAGGCTTACATTTGATTTCAAATCTTACAGAGATTTGGCATCAAATTTGATAAAAAAATATGATGAAAAGAATCATGAACGTATCGAGAAATACTCTTATCAATACAAGAAAAGTATTATGTGAAGCTGATGTATGTATCTCCCTTAAAGGTAGTCATACGTTTCATTGATGAATTTTGTTTTGCGACAGCAGAACATTTGTTTTTTTGTTCCGATAACATTGCACTTTCTAAATTCTTGATGTCTTTTAAAATTGTTTCCAAAACATGATTTTGGATTGCCCATCTAAAGAAGTTCAATTGTCCGACTGTTGTGAACACATTATGGTTGTTGTCCAATGAAAAGGAAATCCTTTCCCGTCTCCGGAAAGGGTCAAATTGTGTTTTCTTGAATGCCTTTAGTTGCGCACGATAATTAAGATATACGTTAAAGTATTCATTATTACTCAAAATATAAACCGTATTATATCTTTTACAATAGGTTGTGACATACCAGTCTATGAGCCGTAATGATAGTTGTGAAGTCCCCTTAATGATATTTGATATTTCCTGTAAATTCTTCTTTGTCGAATAAAACCGGTTTAAAGATACTAATAATAGTTTATCTTCCATAATATATCCTACCAAGTAAAGTTTTTCTTAAGTCTTTTTTAATCTACACCATTTATTTCTAAAGGCTGTCTATTGAGATCTGGCTCAATTGTAGTTTGCATCCACGGCGATACCTTTTGTTGGGGATTGGGTGGCTCGGAACGTATTTGCATATTGGCGTTACGTAGCGTTGATCCTGTAGTGTTTATTCCTACATGATAACCTGCTGATAAGAAGTTTTGGTTTTTTACATCACCCTGTCCAGCTGGATTTACCTGCGCCCATTGGGAGTTGGCGGCGTCTTTCGGTAATAAATCATCCGGGGTTAATTTGTCCTTTGGAAAACAATCCTTGGGATATTTATCGGAATTCTTTTTTATACCTTTATCTGTTACGTCATTCACAGGGGTAGGACGACTCTCTGTATGGGGAGGGCTGGCGGGTACAGCGTCCGACTCATCAGCTTCGTCGGCATCATCTGTATCTAATTCTTCAAAGTCTTCGAAGGGTTCGTTTGTTGTATTTTTGCGTTTCATATAATCATAGACTAAATAGATCAATACAATGGTAGCTAATAATATTACTATTCCTTGTAATATGTAATCAGGGATCATTTTATTTATTAGTTAATATATTTTTTTTAGAAAAAAACAATAGTAATATGCGTGTACATTGTGAAAAATCTTTTATTCCCGTATTATGAAATTGATTCTAACATTTGATTCATACGATTCACATTTTGAATCGATATTTCACCCTTGATGTCCTCCAGAATGGTTTCGATGCGTTCAGATTCAGTCTTTTTCATTAAATGTAAATTCTCCAAAGTTGTCCTCAAATCCTCAAAAATATTGTGTATGCATTCGGTATCTACTATTTCGTCACCTTCGTTATCTGTATCAATATCGTCGTATGAATCATCGTCGTCATGTATATTTATTTGACGCATTATGTATATGATCTTATTCGTATTTTTGCAATATTTGTATGCCTCCAATACCAATGAATATAGCTTCCTTTCTTCAAAAGAAAAAGCTGAATCGTCCTTTATGAATGTTAAATCAATTTCAACACTCTTTCGTAAAACAACAGATGATGTGATATGCGTAACAGAATACATTTGAGATTCGAAGTCAATCAGATCTTGATAGTTCGTGTTGATAGTAACATTGAAAAGCGATTTATTTGCATTCCTTTGAAGAAATCTAACATTCTTCAGTAAAAATGTTTTCTGATTCATTTTTATTTTCAAAGAGTTTTAATTTTATATATTTTTCCGCATAGACCATCAAATGTACGAAGAATTGTACACATGTACTAATAAAGCGTTCCGTAGATTCTGTTCGCTGATAAAAAAGTTATATCCTATCGAGTTTGGTAAATTGACACCACCTATATTTCTGATTATATCGTCGATCAACGTATCGATGCTGGTTTTGTTGTAATAATACCATGAAGTATCAGTTATATCTTTCATTTCTTTTAGCTTATATATATTATAATACTGTAATCTTTAAAACTCTTTCATTTGTCTGAATTCATTTAAATATACTTTGCTTAGTGAATACATATTTATTAAGAGTAAATACCAAATGACTATCTTAAACCCTTCTGAATTAAAAGAAATTATGATTGATTTCAACATTGATTTATTAATTGATGTCCATGACTTCCTTAAAGACAGATATCAATTGACAGGATTGTTTCAAAAAAGCAAATCGTCAGACTTTATTCACACAATTTTCGATCATTTTTACTTCGAGTACGATGACGAAACACCTGATGACGACGATGATGTAGAAGACATTACCGTGCTGTAGAAAAAAAGTACATATTAATAAAATGCTGGAGACCACGTTAGCGAATCTCTCAGTACCTTTGGGATTGACCTTTGCAATTCAATTACTGTCGAATGATCCAAAACTAGCTAAGAATAAAAACAAAAAGATAAATAACAAAGAATCGATAATCAAAACAAAACAGAAGATATCTAATCCTACACTTGGAGAATTCAAACGAAGGGTTCTAGTATAACTTTGGAATGAATATCGTCTCCGTATTTCATTCCTTTAAGAATATTCACGTAGATTTTTGAAAAGGAAATCAAAATATCATATTTGAGAGTTTGAATCAGTTTGGAGACATATAAAGTTCTATCAACTACGGAGTTTAGAGACTCAATATCCTTCTCGTATTCCACGAAAACGAGGTTATTTTTGTATTTCATACAATATTCTGACATTACCATGTGATGTATTGTGTGCTTATATTCAATAATTTATATATCCTTAAAATAAAAAATGTCAAATTTTAAATCGTTATACGAAATTAAAATTAGCGATCACATTGACGATGAGTATATTGAATACTTCGAAGATGTGATCCGTATGTTAGTATTGCAGATAATTTTACAATTTATGTATCACATGCGAGATCCGTTACATAATAGTTTTTTCACATTGGACTTTTTCGAATTGTTATTATATATTGTTTTAGGTGTTTCTGTATATTGGCTTCTATTTAAAAAAGTGATAAAATTAACATAATAATGCATTCCTTAATTGGTTTGGACGTGTTTACAGACACAGAAACTTTTCATGCGTATAATCATACAGATTCAACAGTGTTCCAGTATTTCATTGATGAAAGATTTACGGATGCTAGTTTATCAATAATCGAAACCATGTTGAAGAAACCCTATTATGATAGCGAACCTTTAACGAATCTACAAACAACCTTGAAGAAATATGAAATAGTGATCACAGCCCATACTGAGCAGTTACACGTATTACAAGAGTATTTTAGAAACAGCGAGAGTCACCGCATAGGTATATCGACGGAGGTGGACCATAATATAGATATAGTGAATGATAAAGATAAATCAAATTTAAATAATTACGATTTTGTGTTTTTCAAAATGTTTTTTTTGAAACTGATAAGGTGTAATGAAAGCGAGTTTTGCTTAACTTCAAATAATGTATATAATATTGGTTTATCACCGATATTCACGTTTATAACTCCACTTCTATACGTTTTGATTCCATACACAGTGTTACGGTTTCGTTTGAAAGTGAATATATCCCCTTTATCGTACATAAACTTGCTTTACAATACCTTTAAGATGTTCCGAATCCAATCAAAAATTGGCATTACAGTATTCATATCCTATTTCATTTCATTTCTAATTTATTTACACACAGTATATACATCTGTTTTTAATTCAAAGAATTCGTATAATGCTTGTACATATTATGTTACGAAAGTAAATAACTTCATCAACTACCTGAAGAAATCAGTCGAACTATTAAGAATATTCGAGCCGTCATACATACCTCCAGTAAAGGTGAATGAATGGATACAACTTACCTATGATGAGACCAATAACGAATACACAAGCAATAAATTGAAAGAGAGTCGTTTCGGAAAGAAATTGTCTATGTTCTCTGGTTACAAATCGAATGATTTCAAAGAGTTCTTTGATTTTACAGATATAGTTTGTTCTCGAATAACCATTGTATTGCTAAAACGAAAGTTGAACATGTGTTATTCTGAGTACATCGAGTCTGACACCATTTCTTTGAATGTTGTCGGTTGTTTTCATCTGTTCATAAATAATCCTGTTAAAAATTCCTTCGAAATAAAGGAGTCGAACATGATAGTGACCGGTCCAAATGCTGCAGGTAAGTCGACTTTCATAAAGTCGATCATTTTAAACGTACTGATGTCTCAAACACTAGGGATTGCCTGTGCGACCGAGTTTTCACTCACACCCTTTTATTTCATAAATTCTCAGATTAACATACCTGACAGTAAAGGCGTTGAATCTTTGTTTGAGGCTGAAATGTATCGCTGTAAATACAATTTAGACATAGTGAAAGACATACCTAAAACTCGTAAAGCAATTGTTATCATGGACGAATTATTCAACAGTACAAATGTAGTCGAGGGGGTATCCGCCGGATACTCTATATTAAATAAACTGTCATCGTATAAGAATGTTTTAACAATACTAACAACACATTACCCGTATCTCACAAAGGTACCGAACTTTGTGAAATACAAAATAGACGCTACAATCGATAAAGAAAATAATGATTCTATAAACTACAACTATAAACTATCAAAAGGATTGAGCAAACAATATCTGGCGTTGAGGATTTTAAAAAAGAATGATTTTGATCCTGATTTGATCGAGTTTGCGAAACAAATTCAAAAACGAATATTGGTTTAAATGATTAAATTTTAATTGTTATAAAATATAACAATGTCTAAATTGATTAAACATCAATACAGTAAGAATTCCCTCCAAAACTTTATGACGGTGATGCTGTCTGTAACTGGTTTATTTATATTATATAGATACATCAAAACCATAGCGAAGGATTCAAAAATAATTCAAAATTACGTTATAGAGCTCGAGTCGCGTGTGACGAGTATAGAAAAGCAGCAAAAAACGATAAATATTGAAGAGTTCGCCAAAAAACAATCCATCGCATTGAACGAAACAGAAGTCGATGATGAATTTGATGATGAAATCGAAGAAGATGAAGACGAAGACGATAATGAATCCATTGGGTCCGAAGACATTACGAATTTGTTAAAGAAAGTTATGCTCGGTACAGCCGATATTCAGGATGATGATGTTATTGAACAAATTGAAGTGGAAGTTGTAGCTGAAACCTGTGACGGGGATGAACCGGAAGTAACCTCAAACGAAGTTGAACCCACAGTTGATCATGAAGATATTACCATATCTTACAAATCAGATTATAAGAAGATGACACTGCCCGAATTAAGGAAACTATTGAAAGAGAAGAATATGGTATCCAAAGGAACCAAAAGTGAATTGATAGACCGATTATCAAACTGTTAATATTATTATATTATAATAAATAAATCATGGTTGATAATTGTACAAAATGCAATAAGAAAGGAACTGACAATGAAAAACAAAATCCGAACTGTCTAATGTCGCGAATGCAAGACGGGCGATCTTTTACGGATTATCGCCCGCGTTGCACAGTTCAATATCAGGTAAAAAACACAAACAAACAAAATAGTCATGATATGAGAATGTATTTACAACACAATGCGAATGATTTAATGAAAATGAATGAAACTATAATTACCGAACGTAATGTATGTCCAGATTCAATCCCAATCGATTCTATGGGCACAGTTTTGCCTGAAAAGAATATGGTGCATTGCAACAAGAGAACTTGTGACTTTAAAAACGATATTAACATGTATGGTTTAGGTACAGGTCGCGATTACAAATAAAATATTTTGTATTAATAATAATGAAACAAGAGTTTGAAAATGTTTATTGTAATGGTGAGATAAGTTACTCTGATGACTACAATGTTCAAATAGACGGTACAATAAACGATTCCATCACCTCCGATACTATTTATTATATTGCACCAGCGCCTCCGAAACACAACGCATCGTTCTCTGGTTCGGGCTTGCCGTACCACAATAAAACACAGGCCTATGATAACACACCCAATAGAGGCAAAACCACCGTGAGTTCAAACGGAGAGTTTTCAATCAAAATTGTTCAGCCGAATTCTTATTATGAAGCTTTTGACATTCTTAATGTTCCGGAAATACAAATTGTGTATAACGAGACAAAATCATTTATATTAAAACTGAAGGGCGAACAGGTCCCCTATAGAACATTGACTTATCCTAAAGCTAGACAAAATGTTGCGTTTTACTACAACAAAAACTTACCGGTAAGATCACAGGAAAAAATATTAATGGATTCGAGATACGATCAACCCATTCCAAACAACTTTTGGGGTCTTAAACCACCTATGTAAATAGATTCATAAAGCTCCAGTCATTCTTTTTTTCGTTTATATTATTCATTTTATGATTGTTAATAATATGTCTGTATGCATTCTTTTCAAGGATTTCATCTTTGTCGATGTTAATAATGTCTTCAGGTTTTTCCTTTCCAATTTGAACAGGAGTCGTATCTGTTTTTGACGCGAGTAACGTGTTATACACATCACTAGTTGTGGCGGTCGCATCCGTAGTGACTGTGTCTAATTGTCTCATGGTATTGATTGAATCCAAATTTACTGTTTGGTTTTCATTCATCATTGTGTTTATCAAATGTTTCAGCTCAGATGTTGTATTTGTATGTTCATTTGTGTCAATTCTTTTTTTCAAGCGAATATCATCTATCGGAACTTTCGTTAGAGTTTTTGACGTTGCCGAACGAGTATCGTCTTCACATTCGTTAGGTGATAACAGATTGATGTTTGAAGTGTTCAATAATGAACACATTTTTAGGTCGGACTCGTCTTTATCACATTCTGCTATAATCGAATTCAGACATTTTCTGTCTTTTAAAATTTCACTCATGTTGGTTGTATCCACGTATCGACAAGCCTCTTCGCTTCCCGCTGGAAGGGTATTCTTTTGTTGATTTTCACTACGTATAGATTCTAGTCGAATCTTGTTAGGTTCTAAATCCTCTTTAATTCTCTTATAAAAGTTAACAATTTCAGATATATTTGATGCTGACAACGACGTGAATCTGTATATAATAATACTAGCCAATATAAACTTGACGCTATCGCCCTCGTTATTGTAATTAATTAGGGTGTTGTTTATCGTACTCAGTTCAATGTCTGTAGCACCGTCGTAAAATATATTTAGGGACGAAACTATCTCATTCTTTTGAGTTGTTTTTAATAATATAACCATCTCATCCAAATATAATGTAAAATTCTGACCGTCTTTTACAAAACTAAAAACATGCTCCAGATCATCCATAAACAATTTGTCGTTGTAATCTGTATCATTTTGATAGATGTACGTCCATTCCTGACTACCGATACGTACAATGATGTTTGGATTCAATTGACCTTCGCTACCGTCAAATTGAAATAATATTTCGAAATATCCTGTGTGTGTGCTGTTCAATGGACGAGTTTCAGCATCTATAGACGGGTTCGGGCAATCCAAACGTCCTTCACATACGTTGTTTGTACCAAACTTAATCAAACTTATCGAAGTCGGTGTGGTTATACGTTTGTATGGAAACCTTAACTTGAATATGAGTGAAAATTTATCAAATGATTGGATTAGATGATTTGGTTTCGGTAAATACATTTTCGATTTTATGAAAAAACCTTCAGTTTGAATGTAGTCCGTCGGAATATGGAGTTTCACTGATTCTTCAAGTAAAGCCGTTTTTTTCCCGGTTACATGATTGTATATGCTCTGGTTTTCGATGAACTTTTTACTATAACATGAAATGTAAAAGGCCAAATGAGCTTGTTGGGGCAGTAACTCGATAGGGTCTTCGTACAGATTCAAGACATTTTCTACATCTACCTCTGTATCATCTGTAAAGGTTTCCGTTCTGTTACTACTTATCTTATTCTTATAAACTCCCACGAGCGCAATCATCGAAATAATCAACACCCATCTATAATGTGTCACAGTTCTAGTGTTAAATATTAAGAATATGCTACATAATAATATTATATATAACAACTCAATCATATCTTATTATTTTAAAAGAATTTTTTAATAAACAAAAATGTTCCAAAAAGATTCCACATTCCTAGAGTACTTTGAGAAAAAAAGAAAGTCTTCCATTAGCATGAAAGATGCGTATTAACCATTTTTTTGTGAAATAGACAGAAAAAAGTAAAGCATGTAAGTTGCATCATTTATATAACTTTCGGGTGATTTTTTGAATGTTCATTTTTCATTTCACAGGTATTTGTAGTTTGTTTCTCTTGATTTCAGTTTTATTCTCCTTGAGAACGCCACAAATGAATTCGTACGCAACATCAATATGTTCAATCGTATTTGCACCTGTAATAATGATACATCCGCTTTGGAAGACAGCGATTGTAATCTTCTTGCAAGTTTCACTCTTGCCATTACAAAATGATGTACATTTACATAATCCATTGTTTGGAAAGTAATATTCAATCTTTGCTCCAGGATATATACAAGGCTCGTAACTACAAACAATGCCGATTTTCGTCGTGATTAATTTGTAAAGGTAATCAAGACGAATCTCAAAATTGATTTTGAAATCGCAATTAATCAATCGAATCCTGTAATTTATATTTTCAATCTGATCAACGTCCTTAACAATATCGGGACAGATCTCATTATGCTTTTTCAAGATGAGAATCAAGTAGTCGATGCTCTTTTTTCCATCATTAAGTGATTTAACACCTGTCATCTGGACGTTTCCATTCTTGAATAACTTCAAATTATGTTTTTGGTTTGGACCATCTTCATAATTGACAACCAATGTAAGTTGATTATCAAATCTTTTTTTCGGCTTGTCAGTCTTCTTTTTCTTCTTCGCGTGTTTGTTGTGATATCCAAACGACTGGAATTCATGTTTATTCTGACCAAACTCAAGGTAACTGATTTCTTGAGGTGTGTCTTTCGTGAGCGAATCGTACAGTTTTTGAAGACATATATCCGTATTTACGCCCCCAGTGATCGTCATTGTTGATATACGATAAGGAGACGCATGAAAGTCATCCGTGGATGCTGTTGATATCGACATGTTTGACCAATCTTTTCAATTTTGCCCACAAAGACACTTGTAATTAAAAAAATATTATTAACTTTAAATCAAATTTTATTTTTATGTTTGTGATATTCTATTGATAACCATGTTTAACGATTTGTTTCTTCAGCTCTTGTAGGTCGTGCTTCCACAAGTCGGTTTCGGACAATGCTTTCAATGTTTTCATATCATGATCCTTGTTCTCGTATTCCTTTTCTAGTTCCGTTTTCTTTTCGTGTGTTAAATTGTACATGGGCATTCGAAGTAGATACTCGAATCCTTCTTCGTATTGTGGAAACTCGTTCTTCACTAAATAGTCAATGATTGTTTGTTTCTTAACGTTACTTATCACTAGTTTCGAATCCACGATATCCGAAATGAATTTAATTTTAGAGTTCATGTATTTCAACTCATGTTCGAGTTTGTCGAGTTTGAATTGCTTACGCTTCACGTACATTTTGAAACGAATGCTATAAAACTCCCGAAGAATCTCAAAATGATCGCAATACTTTTTAATGTTACCAGACGACGAGTATAAGTGCATATTGCTTGAAGACAATTGACGGGTTGATAACATTTTAAGTTCTACCTCGAGATTTGTACAGTTTTTCTCTTCGTTGTGTGTTAGTAAATTATCCAAGATGTCAGCGGATTGGAAACAAATGACAAAGCGGATATCCTTTTCTGTATAATGACTTTCATAATCCTTGATAACTTTAGGATGTTTGTCAATATAGGATTCCAAATGGGATTTAAAATCTTCAGTCCAATACCCGATAGGCAACTCTGTGATTTCGATTTTCGTTTTTGTTAGTTGTTTGAAACAACCTTTAGACACACCATCCGAATTGGTTCCCTTGAATCCTTTGAACCAAGGTTGCATCACCACCATCTCTTTATTATCCATCAAGTTTTCGAGGTTTTCAATGACGTCCTTCGGATTAAATGATGGAATATTTGTGCTGAATCCGGTACCAATACCAGAGCTGCCATTGATCAGTATCATTGGAATGATTGGAATGTAATGCAATGGCTCAGTTTTAACACCGTCGTCGTACGTGTATTCTAAAATGTCATTATCATCTGGATGGTAAATGAATGGGATGATTTTGTTCAGTTCTGTATGAATATAACGCGGAGACGCTGAATCTTTTCCTCCCTGAATTCGCGTACCGAATTGACCGTTTGGACTCAACAAATTGATGTTGTTCGATCCTACAAACGTTTGTGCCATCCCAATGATCGCGTCTTGTAGACTTGCTTCACCGTGATGATATCCACCGTGTTCGCTGACATATCCAGCCAATTGTGCCACTTTGATTTCTTTATATAAATGTCTCTTGAAACAGCAATATAAAATCTTTCTTAGAGATAGCTTCAAACCATCGCAAATATGAGGAATGGATCTTTCGACATTATAGTTCGAGAAATGAATAAGGTCTTTGTTAATAAAATCACTATAACTTATATTTGTCATAGCATTTGACGAAACGGTTTCAATGATATCTTGTTTATCATAGGAATACAACCATTTTTTACGATCGTCAGCACGTTTTTTATTGAAAGCTAGTTCAATTGTCTCGTTACTCGTTTTCTCCCAGGTATAATTAATAGATTTCATATTTTTGAAGTATTCTTTTGCTTCTTTATTCGTCGAAGTGCCCAACCCTTTGTAGTATTTCACATTCCACCCACTCGACTCGTTCTCATTCTTCCAATTATCGTATTCAGTCATATTGTAAAACGACTTTTCCTGCTTTCCTTTAGTCAATTTGATAATAGGGGTCATCATCGATAACATAAATTTATCTATTTTCATTAGCGACGGCCACATGGAATGAAACAGATTGAACAACAAGCCTTTGATATGCGAACCATCCGCGTCTGCATCGGTCAATATCATAATTGACCCATAACGCAACTCATCCACACTAGTATAGGTTTTGTTAGATTCTAATCCCAATATCTTTTTAAGATTCGTAATTTCCTCATTTTCATTAATTCGTTTCACGTTCATATCTTTCACATTCATAATCTTACCCTTCAATGGGAATACACCATATTTGTCTCGTCCAACTTCACTTAACCCTGAAATCGCCATTGATTTTGCAGAATCACCTTCGGTCAGAATCAAGATGCATTGTGTCGATTTCGCAGTCCCGGCCCAGTTCGCGTCATCCAACTTTGCGATTCCTCGAATCGTCGTTTTCTTGCGACCGTCCGTTTTTTTGGAGTCTTGTGAATCTTTCGATACCGAAATATCAATCACCTTTTGAACAACCTCCAACTTATAAATCTTTTCAATCATTTTTTCGTCAATATCGAATTTCGAACCAAATTTACTGTACGGTGTCGTCAAAGTTTCTTTTGTTTGACTGTCAAATGTAGGGTTATTAATGACCGACTTCACGAACAGAAACAGGTTATCCTTCACAACGTGTTGCTTGACAGTCACTTTACGTTTTTTCAGTATCATATCACACAATCGTTTTGTGATTTGATTCAAAATATACTCAACGTGTTTTCCGCCTTTCAGCGTATAAATCCCATTCACAAAAGACACTTGTTGGAATCCATAATTGCTTGCACTAACGCACACATTCCACCGATTTTTTTCGTCATTAAAATACACCCTCGGACATTCTGTTTTGCTGACACCCAGATACAAGTTGGTATATGTGTCAAAGTTTTTAATTTCGATTTTCGTTTCGTTGAATGACACCTTGACGTCGCTGGGGGTCAAAGCACACATATCATATACGCGCTTCTTCATTAAATGAAACATGTCATCCGACAAATTCTTGACACCAAACTTCCCATAATCGGGAATGAAAGCAATTTTTGTATAAGGAATTTTCGTATATTTTGTAATCAGCGGTTCGGTCTTCTTACTCATATTGTCATGAAACTCTTGATAATAATGCTTCTTGCGTGTTGAATCGACCGTCTCTATCGTGAATAGAGTACTATAAATGTTACAGGCTTTTGCACCGATCCCATTTTGACCACCAATGGTTCTTTCTGTTTCGTCATCGTAATTGGTACTGGTCAGCATATTTCCGAAAACCAGTTCAGGAATGTATACGTCATGAACTTCGTGTTTTTCAATTTCAATTCCCTCGCCAGAATTATAGACTTCGATCTTACCGGTTTCCTTGCAAATGGTCACCTTTATTTCTTTCACCGGCCTGGAAGTCCCGCTGCACCGGACAACATGGTCAAGAACATTTACTAGAATTTCGTCATAGATTTTATACAAACCACTTACGTAAGCAATCGTCTCGTATTTCATCTCATCCGAGTAAATCCAACACTTCACCTCATCCGAATCAATGGATCCAATGTACATGCCTGGACGCGCCAATACATGTTCGCGTGGATCCAATTTCTTGTACTTCGAAGAAACGTCTGATTTTACCATCGTATGATTTCTATTTTATTGTGATTTCAAACACTTAAATTATTTTTTCAAATTTTTTCAAAGTTACTATCAGTTGAATCCTCCACATAATAACAAATGTGTGTATGTATGTTTTTTATCCATGCGAGATAAAAATAGATACACTTTCAGATGAGTGCGATATTAAAAAAACAAAAAAAACTATTAAATAAATGTCATACTGTCAGGATTTGGAATTCAACGGACGAATTCATATGATGAAACCCGAAGACTTGACACAACACAAATTATTTAGCGAACCCTCGGCTCGAAAGAGCGACTTTAACAAAATGGCCATTAAAAATATTCACTCCGATAATCCGTTATCTGATATGTACTTTTGTCAATCAAATGTAAATATTGTACATGACGGAATACGGTATTCCGTTTATCAAAAGAGTAATAAAAAACATATCATTGGAAAACAATCAGAACATGATTTGATGATAATTATGCGATCCATTTATTTACAGTACGCGCAGAATTTGCCATACAACATTATAGAACAAGTAAAAATACTCAATTCGAAGGTTCTTGATTATGCAGTACCAACCATATTAAGGGAGCTCAACCAATACATAAATTACACCAACGACATAAGCAAGTTGCCGATACCATTGGAGCATTCGAAAAACGTATCCTCAGCGGGTTCAAAAGTTTTGTACTCCAGAGAATATTAATTTCTATTATTTAATAAACAATGATAGGTGGTTTAAGTTTAAGATCCATCGTTGCCACCTTGCTTTTTCTTATGATTCTGATTATTTTAGGTTTGATTTTGCAAAAGTATCCGACACCATCTGATCCTTTATTTGGTTTGATGGCAACATTATTTATTGGTTGTTTTTTATCATTGATCGTTTGTTTATCGAATATTGGTAAGTTGGTCGAGAATGATAAACTAAAAACTTCTTCCACAACAGCGAATCAAATCAAACTTTCAAGTTGTCCCGAGTATTGGTTGAAAATACGTGACGATAACAATTCCGGAAAGGTAAAATGCTCGAACTCTTTCAAAACCGATTCCGTTTATGGAAATTTGACCAAAAGCGGTGAAGTGTATCAATTCGATCCAAATTTCGCCACTACAACTTTGACAGACATGCAAGATGAAGCCGTGTATGAAGCAGAAAACCCATCACCAACTGTTCTTTCATCAAGAGACGGTTCAGAAAAATGGATTACTGAAGGAACCGCTCGTAGTTCGGAAACCCCCAACGAATTCTCCATGCAAATAGATCTAGAGGAATTGAATAAAAGTTCGAATCCTTGTCAGCTATCCAAACACTTCGCATGGACTGAAGCCAGGTCAAAATGTCAGGTATAATCAACTGCCGGGATTTAAAACAGTTTAAATAACAATCATTTTATACTTACATACAAACTGCTCATGTTGTTTTCTGATTTTAAAGGTAACTATAACACGATTAATACTATTAAGTCTATCCTATCGAACAATAGAAAAGGGATTTATACGATTGTTGGTGATAATGGTACCGGCAAGTCTTCGATAGGAATCTGTCTTTGTACGGATCCAAACAATGACGTACTCGTTATCGACGAAACGAACTATTCCGAAGCAATTGTGAAGACATTCATTTGCCACAATACCATCAAGAATATGTTTCACCCTTCGATCAAAATCGTTTTTATTGATGATGTCAATTTGATATCACATGAGAAAACATTAGCAAAATTAGTGAATCTCAATAAGGAAAACTGTATATTCTTTTGCACAATACGAACAAATGAAGAAAAGAAAATTACACTACTCAAGTTTTCCATTACACAACGGTTGGAACTGAAGGTTCTAAATTATAAGGATTGTTATCAATTTATTTTGAGTACTCTACCCTATCACGAAGATGATGTAAATTTAGAAAAGCTCATTAAACTAGTAAAGAATCTTAACAGCAACATACCAAAAATTATGATGATGTTAGACTCATGCTTAGAATCCAACGATTTCTTACGCCCATTTGAAGAATTGCCGGAGAAATTTGATAAGAATATCTATATATCAGCCTATCGCTTCTTTTCTAAAATGTTGAGTACTGAAGAACTTGAACATCAAGTGAGAAACGAATCTCCAATATTAAGCACAATGATTCATCATAATACATTAAAACTGGATTTTCATAAGACGAATAGTGATATCAAGACCCTGAAACATATTTACGGGACGTACTGTAGTTCGGATATTATAGATAAACATGTGTATGTGAATTGCAATTGGGAAACTTTATACGAATTGAATGTGTGGTACAAATACAGTACCATTAATAAATTAATACACGCTCATTACAAAGAGATTCCAAATTTAGAATTCTCAAAACATTTCACAAAGTTATCAACACAAACTGCAATTAGAAAAAAACTGCTAGAGCTGGATGAAATATCGTTTATTGATCATCCATTGTCGTATCTCAACTATCTTTCAAATTATTCATATGAAGCGCAAAATGATTCCTTGATCAAAAAATACGATAAGGATTTTAAAAGTATAAAACGAAAAGAATAATATTTTTTTAATATAAACAGATGAGTAAAGTATCCGAAGTAAGCATACCGAACAAGCCAGTTATTCAAAATATTATGCCGAACAAACCAAGTATCAAAAATATTATGCCGAGCTCATTAGTACCTAAAAACAACAGTAACCTAGCATTAATCGCCATCATAACTCTTATGTTCATTATCACAATCTATGTTATTATGTACATATGGAAAACTTACAAATCAACTTCCCTTAAGACGGTCACCATGGTCCCTGAACCAGTACAACTGACAGAAACGGGAGGATTCAAGAACTTAAGCGCTGAAGTCACACTTCCAGACATGTATAACGGTAATGAATTCTCATACTCTTTTTGGGTGTATGTGAACAGCAGCACAGGAAATAACTCCGGAAGCGATAAGCACGTCATGAGTCGAATGACGAACACTGACGATATATCAACCGCCAACCCAATGTTTTTCATCGACTCGGAGAGTAATAAGTTATACGCATATGTATCGTATTCTACGGGTAGTGATAACGTACTTGTGAATAACCTACCAGATATGAAGACAGATGCATTAGTCATCGATTATCTACCGATACATCGATGGCTCAACATTGTTTTGGTTGTTGATAACAATTACATTCAATTATTTATGGACGGTGAATTACGTCAAGTAAAAGATTTCAGCTCTAACGGCATCACGGCGAATAAGGTACCACGTCCCACACAAGGCAACATTGTTGCAGGAGGTAACGAGAACTTGACCAGTTTCGATGGTTTCATTTCTAAAGTACAATGCTTTAATTACGCTTTGACCCTGGATCACGCTAAAATCGTATATAAGACAGGTCCGTTACCCAAGTCACTGTTGGCTGCCATCGGAGTCCCGAACTATGGAGTAAGAAGCCCATTCTACAGAATTGACACGAGTACCTAAAAACCTTTTTCACAATAAAATTCTATAGTATAATAAAATGATAAAGAATATTGTTTTCATCATAGTAGGAATCATTATTAATATACTTACTCTTAAGTATGGGATGAAGTTTATCTTTCCTCATCTAACAAAAATGGAAACGATTACCAATAAATTACAGGTCACTAAGCAATCAGTATCTTTAATCTCGGGTAAATGCAATTTCGGATCCTCAAAAACAGAAATCAATACATCAAATCCCGATAAACCTGCCTTCGTATGGCTCCCGGATTCAAATAACCTGAAAGGTGGAGCTCAATTCACTTACTCGTTTTGGTTAAATTTGAAGGCAAATACACAACTTGAAGATAAAATCATATTCACGAGAGGATCCATGGTACAAGATAAAACATCTGACCCACCGACCTATGTGAGCAAATGTCCCATGGTAAGAATAAACTCTAGTTCTAGTAGGTTCCCTGAACTGGAGATAAGTTACAATACATTAGGAAAGATTGATAATTATATTACTCTGACAGAAGACATATTCAACATGATTGTTTCTACAAGCAGAAATCCGAAATGGTTTTTGATATCAATGACATTCCAAGATTACGTGGATTTTTCAGACTCTGAACATGGAGTACAAATTCAAATATTTATCAATGACCATTTGGTTAAAACAGAAGTTATCAAAAACGATTCCCTTAAATTGAACTACGGTAATGTCATTATTACCCCACACACAAATGACGGAGATATGGACGCCACCACGTCGGATCAAGAATCATTTTACAGTGATTTGATGTATCACAATTATGCTCTAGATATCATCGATATCCAAAATTTATATTACAAGGGTTTATCGGATACGGCCGGGTGTATTACAGCGAGAGATACATCAACTGCGAATATATCGACAGCTTACCAGCAATTGAGCTTGCACAACAACTTAAATCAAATATAAATTAATTCGATGGATTTATTCTTCGTGTGTCCTCCCTTCGAATAAAATATATTATATATAGCAAAAATGAACTTCAAATCTTCTTTA